TCATCCTTTGACGTGATATTTGAAGCACAAGAACAAATAATATCAGGACATCTGCAAACTCCACAAAAGCCACAATCATCCAATTGTTTTTGAATAATCGTTTGGCTTTGTTGACGTCTACGGTGTTGAGCAATATCTTTAGCAATAAACGAACACATAGCATGGAAATCATGTTCATCATCATCATGGGGATTCCATTCAGAACGTGGAATAACATCCCAGACAATATTTTGACTTCCATTTTCATTTGTCTCAATATATTGAAACCTTTTGAGAACGAGAGAATACACATCGAAACGAAGTGTATCTTGCTTTTTGAGTCCACCAAATTCATTACGGTATTCTTCACGAATAGATACTTCAACATTAAGTGCAAAACGACGAAGAATACTCTCAGGACACACAGAACATTCCATAGCCCTAAGAGTTTCATCATTCGTAGTTGCAATGACAGCATCATTACCTGGATAATATTTACCTTTTTCATCAGCAGAAGCCTTTTCAAGCGGTCGAGGAACAGTGTTAATATAATTCAACAACCGATCATAGTTAGGCTTACTGTTTTTGTTATTGGCAACATCATCGGCAACAATGATTCGGTGGGAAGGTAGGATAGTTGATTCATAATTCTCATCGAGATTCGTGAACACAACATTTCCTCCTTCGGAAGGATTTCGCCCATAAGCATTCAAAATGGTCTTGGACATCAATTTTATCATGGTTGATTTCCCACAACTAGATGGACCAGACATCTTGATAGCATAAGCTTCCTCCTTCGACGGGGCATCAGCTTTTCTTGCCCACAAATTGGATTGCATTTCAGTCAATTTACGAATGAAATTGGAAACACTCATTCGTTGCTGTACACTTGTTGCACGAACAATCAACTTCTTTGCAGTTTCAACAGCCTTCTTCAACCGAGCTTCATAGGCATCAGGAGTAATGCCATATATATTCTTGAGCTCGATTTCTTGTCCTGACAAAACAAAGTTATAGGCTTGTTCGAGTTCACGAACTTCCAACTCAAAAATCTTTGTCTCATCACGACCCAAAAGCAATTTGCTCCAATCACCAGAACAAATATTGGTCCAATTACCCGTAACAAACTTATAAGCTTCGAAAGCCATTTCAACAACATCAGAAAGATCAGGAATTTTACTCCTAAACTCTTTGAATTTATTGCAAATAACTTCGAAATCTAAAGTTTCCACGGAAATCATTTCTTTTCCTGCAGCGTACAAGGTCATAATTTTGGTGTAAAAATCACAAATGTTCTCCCAAAC